ATTACATAACTATGAATCGTGGAGAGATTTAGAATGGAAAATATCAGATAAACATGAAATGAGTGATTATGACAGTTATAAGGATTATAATGCTGCAATCAAAAAAGAATTAGGACCACTTGCTGCAAACCAAATAAAAAAGTATATTGATGTTACAAATAAATTGTTGAAAGATAAAAAAGATATAGTTCAAGGAAGTTTGAGACAAAAAAGCACGGAAAATTCCTCATGGTGGAATGAGATATTGGTTTACAATACAAAAGTAATAGATTGTTTTGTACTGAAAAGAGTTTGGGATGACTATTATTTTCAACAAGATTCAGGTTATGGTGAAGATGTAAAAGAATCATATAAAAAAGAACTACTCAAAATAGTACCTGAAAGTAAAATTACAATTGGTACACCAGCACAATTTAGAAAATGGTATACACAAAGAGAAGGTGAAATTACAGTAAATGAGTAAAATTATAGACATAAACAAAATACTTAACGATTGGGCATATAGAGTAGATGGTGGAATGCCAGATCCAAAAAAACTATCTCATCAGATATTATTAGAAAAGACTCTGATAGAGTGTGGGTGGAATGTAGCTGAACGTTATGAACTTATTAAGAGTTTACAGGAGGATAAATCTAAACCAGATCCTGAAAGAGAAAAACTGTTGAAGAAGGTTATTAAATTTAAGAATAAAGATGGAAAAGATGATGAAATAACTGTTGGTGGTGCTATAAAACAAGGTGAGGAACATCCAGCTCATGAGAAAGCAAAACAAATTCTTGGTGATGAAGATCCTGAAAAAAAGAAAAATAAGGGTGATATAACGAAGGAACCAGGAGCTTTTGATAGAAATTCTGATGTTAATAAAAGTAGTAAACCTGAAGAAAAACCAGAAGAAAAACCTAAACAATCAAAAGAAGAAAAGGATGAATCAAACAGAAAAAAATCAGAAGAGGTGAGGAATAAGATATATGGTGAAGGTGGTCAGGGAACTTTGGTCAGTGATGGTGATACTCCTAAAGAACAAAGTGATTTAGAAATTAGACAATTATGTTTAGAGCATGGTTATAAAGATTTTGAAAATGATTCAGGAAGAGGAAAGCCTGCACCTGGTAATGCTGGTTCTATGTTCAATGAGGTTCTTTCAGGTGAAGGAACTTCGATATTAGATAACGAGCCTGACTTAACAGAAGAAGAATTGGCTCGTGTTTTATACGATCAATTTTGTGGAACTAAATTAGGTAATGAAGTTAAAAGTAGTTCGTTAGATGCAGGTGTAAAAGCTGCTGATGTGCCTGATGATGTTGAAGGCAAAAATAAAGGTTGTTTTTCTAAATGTTTAGTAACTGCTCGTTCTGCTAAAAGAAAACAACAAAGAGCTTTAGAGTCGGTTGATTCTGTTAGGGAAGCGGGTGTAGAATTCGGAGAGGTTAAAAAGATTCATAGTTTTTATGGTCATGCTGAATCATTAAAAGCTCAAGTTGCAATAATAAAACAGAAATTAAAAGAGGGTAAGAAAGTCTTAGCACCAGATGGAACTGAAATCACAGATGTAATGTCAGAAGAAGAGTTATATGATTTAATACTAACGGGTGGTGGTGGAGATAACCCAAGTGATACTGCTACATTTATAGAAGATGAAGAGGGTAATTTAATTCTTAATTTTACTTCTGATAAGATGACTACTGCAGATCAACAGGCAAATTCTACATTAATAAATGAAATTAATAATAGGAAGAAAACTGTTGAAGGATTAGGTTTATCAGACGATGATGCAAAAACAGCTACTGATGAAATTGATAGACACAAAGAAGAGGTAGATGTAGAACAGCAAAAATTGAAAAAAATAGTATCTCCTGTTGGTACTCAAATGTTAAAAGATGTAGAAGATAATGAAGAAGCTCTTGATGATTTTATGGAAGATTGGGAAGGTAACGAAGATACATCAGCACATTGGAATAATTGGCAAAAAGCTATAGCTAAAGATAATGGTTGGGAAGAACCTTATACTGAAGAGCAGAAAAGATGTGCTGCTAAATTACTAATGAAAGTAACCTCAAATGAAATTAATAGACCAATAGATCCTAAAACAGACAGACCTCAAAGGGGTGGGGCGCCAGAGGTTAAGGTAAGTGAAGATTGTAAAACTAAAAGATGGTTATCAGCTGATACAGCAAAGATACCTGCTAGGTCTGCTGCAAGACAACATAAAGCTGGTAAAAAAGGATATGATGTAAAAGAAAATATTGAAAATATTAGAAAAAATATTATTAGAATGGAAAGAAATCATTTGGTTGAATTAAATAAAATTAAAGTTAGTGTTGATGGTGTAGAAAAGGGTCTTGGAGAATTAATAGAAGGACAACAAATATCAGATCAATTACATTTAAAAATGATGGATGAAGATGAAAATCATCCAATGATGAGTCATGGTTTGTTTGAAGTAAATATGGGCGGTAACCCTGTTAATAAAAAAGTCCTACAAAAATGTTTAGCAGAAGGAAAAGAAGATTTTACATCCAAAGACTTTATCAAAGGATTTAAAGTAATGGCTCCTGATGTGGATGAACCTGGAGATAGATATACTTGGAATTGTAGTCTTGCTACTGGTCAAAAACCACCTGAATTCGATGATAAGGGTGAGGTTATAGATAGTGGTATATGTAAAGATGGAACTCCAAGAAGAGCTACTGGAAGAGTTATGTACATATATGCTGTTACTTCTGAAGGTAAATTAATAAAAGTTGCTCAAAAGAATATGAGAACAAAAACTGGTGATTTGGGTAAGTATGATACTACAGTTACATATCATAAAGAAATGCAAGAATGTATTGAAAAGGGTGTGTAATAAATAATGAAAACTCAACTACTCTGCACATTCGCACCATTTAGTAAATTAGATGATGTAGTCGATATTATTATTGAATGTAATGATATACTATATAATAAGATTTATGTATTTTCTAATGCAGATGATGCTTCTCAATTAATATGTACATACAATATTGATTATGTGAAAGATGCCTATCCACAGGATATTCCAAACACTATTTCACTACATAGAAAAAAACAGAGTAATACACTATACACAATCAATGCTCTTAATGAGGTTATCCGAAGTCTTAATGGTGGTGTGTTGGATAAGAGATTTCCAATACCTTGGGAAGATTATCAGAACACATTATTACTAACAAATGAATCAGGACTAAATAAAATTTCAACAAAGATACACAAAATAATTGATATAAAAAAAGATGAGAAATAATTGTATTTAACTGAAAAGTTTTATACTTATTAATGGTTACAAAAGTAACTGATAATTGCTAATTAAATAATAATATAGGAGAATAACAAATGGACATTAATTCTATTCGTAAGCGTCTTAATCAGCTTCAAACAACAAACAATAGGACTTCAAACCTATGGAAACCTCAACCAGGAAAACAAATCATTAGAGTTTTACCTTACAAACATAATAAGGATAATCCTTTTATTGAGCTGTTCTTTCATTTTGGTTTGAATAATAAAACCTATCTTTCACCAATCTCATTTGGTAGACCTGATCCAATTGAAGAGTTTGCACAAAAACTCAAAACAAGTGGTAACAGAGAAGAATACCAAATGGCTCGTAAGCTAGAGTCAAAGATGAGAACCTTTGCGCCAGTAATCGTTCGTGGTGAAGAAGGACAGGGTGTTCGTTTTTGGGGTTTTGGTAAGACAGTTTATCAAGAATTACTTTCTGTTATAGCAGATCCAGACTATGGTGATATTACCGATCCAGTAAGTGGTCGTGATGTATCAGTAGAGTTTATTACTGCTGAAGAAAGTGGAGCTTCATTTCCAAAAACATCTATCCGTGTTAAACCAAATCAAACTCCAATAGTGCAGGATAAGGCACAGTTGGAATCACTTTTGGAAAACCAAAAAGACATTACTGAGTTGTATCAGGAACTTTCTTATGAAGAACTTACAGGTGTCTTAAATCAATGGTTGAATCCAGAAGCTTCTGAGGAAACTACCAAAGAAGAAAGTGCGCCAGTATCTGCAGTTGCTGCTGAATCAGCAAATACTGTTGAAGATGCGAGTGCAGCATTTGACGAGTTGTTTAATAAGTAAATAAAGTAGTTGGGGCTGTAGCTCAGTTGGGAGAGCGCTTCCCTTGCACGGAAGAGGTCGCAGGTTCGATTCCTGTCAGCTCCACTCTATTTAACAGGAGATTTAGATGTCAGTTAAAGACGATTTAGCTGGGGTTTTAGCGGATTCCCTAAATAAAAAATTCAAAGATTATAAGGTTGCATATTTCTTAGATGGTGTAACAGAGACACCTACAGATATAAAAGAGTTTATCTCTACTGGTTCGACAATGTTGGATTTGGCAATTTCAAATCGCCCTAATGGTGGTATTGCAGTTGGTAGGATTACAGAGTTGAATGGTTTAGAGAGTAGTGGTAAATCTTTAGTTGGTGCTCATCTTCTAAAAGAAACTCAAAAGAAAGGTGGTGTTGCTGTCTATATAGATACTGAAACTGCCGTTAGTGAAGATTTCTTAGAGGTTATCGGTGTGGATATAAATAATATGTTGTATCTACACTTAGAAACTGTTGAGGATATTTTTGAGGCTATTGAGGAAATAGTAACCAAAGTTCGTGAATCTGATAAGGATAGGTTAGTAACTATCTTAGTTGATTCACTTGCAGCTGCTACTACCAAGGTAGAGTTAGAAGCTGACTTCGACAAAGATGGTTGGGCTACTTCAAAGGCTATTGTGATTTCTAAAGCTATGAGAAAGATTACTCAAATGATTGGTAGACAGAGAATCGCTTTAGTATTCACAAATCAACTTAGAGTTAAGTTGGGTGCTATGTTTGGAGATCCCTATACAACATCAG